TATGACAACGGTGAGCCCCTTATGGGCATCACACTTCCTCGCCTCATCGCTTTCCTCGTGCCCAAGTTTCTCGAACATCGGGAACTGCAGAGGAAACTCGTTGCCATGAATCAAAACCGCTCCAAGACTATTAAAGTCTGCGGCGTCGATGGATGCAAAAACATCTGCGGCGCCTGCATGGAGCACGGTGAGATTCCAACCACCACATGCCAGGTGAAAACCCAGTATGAGCCTCCCGAACCACGCAATAAATCGCGTGCGATTCGAATGCCCAGGCTACTTGGTGATAGCAACGGTGATGAACCACCCGGCTGGCAGCCGGGGCGTCCAAAGTCTAAGAACGACAAACCCAAAGGAGATTACAAATCCAAAGGTAAGAAGTTCACCCCTCATCTCGGTGAGAGGACTAAGGCCGCCATCACAAAAATCTCGCCCGGCGTAAATGCCAAGCTCGCCACAGATTCTAGTGCCTTAACCTCCGGTGTAGACCTCGCAGTTTCGACTGCTTTGTTGATAGGAGGCGCCTATTTCTGTAAACATTGGTCATGGACCATGGTCTTTCCCACTACGTGGTATCAGAAGGACTGGTTCATTTCTATGTTCATGGCGACCCAAGCCGAGCAGGCTAAGCGCGTACACCGTTATGGTATCGCCTTGGCCACCCTTTGTTTGTTCCTGTGTAGCATGTTTTGGTACCGGTGGAAGAGCATCATATTGATTCACGTTGTATTGTATAGTATTTTCGTTTCATATCTGAATTCAATGGTTCGCGCATATTTCCTTTATAGGTTGCGTAAATCTGATTGCTTACCCGCCTGCATCAAGGCATATCGAGACACACACTTCGCGCAGTTTGCCCGTATTTTCGGAGGTGCTGCAGCTGTGTATGGTCTCACACGCCTCATACTTGCTTTCCGCAAGAACAAACCCCAGAGTTTCATGTCTCCCTCCACCGAAGAAGTTAAGGAGCGAGATGGCACACGAAATGTCTGGGCCGCCGTACACCGCAATGAAGTGGTGTATAAGAGCGAAGTGTCACACACCGTGACATCAGAATCCATGATGGGTATCCTGTCTAAGAATCTGATGCACGCGTCTATGGCAGCGCCCAATGGCAAAACCTATATGTCGAACACTCTTTTTATGAGCACAGGGATTTTTGTTCTTCCCATGCACTATTTCGAGCATAGCGACAGTTTTGTCATCACGTTCTTGAAGCACTCACCTGAAAAGGTAGGTAATTCTTTTTCGTGCCCGGTGCACAAAAACGACGTGGTTAAAATCCCAGACACCGACTTGTGTCTTGGATATTGCCCCGCTGGAGGATCATTTCGGGATCTCTCCAAACACTTGCCCGTTCAGCATCTCAGCTGCTCTGGGCCCTTGAAGGCTCTCTGGCGAACATCAGAAGGACTCCCCACACCATTTGTGGGCTCCTATACATCTGGTAAAGCCACCAACCACGCCAAACACGATGGTAAGGAGATAGCTGGATTTCACGGTGGAGTTTACACCGCACTAACCCCCAACACTTTTGAGGGTATGTGTGGTGCTCCCGTGGTCTCCAATGGCTCCAACGTCGTCTTGCTCGGATTTCATCTGGGCGGTGTGGCTGGCTCACCTCAAGGCTGCTTCGGTACTATTACTCTTTCCGAGTACACGAAGGCATTGGAGGAAGTGACTAAGCCCCTAACACGGGTAAAGTTGTCCTCCCAGGCCGGGTTGAGCAAGGAAATTCTGGGAAAATCATACATCCTAGATCAACCGACAAAAGCCAAGAGTCCTGTGAACTTTCTTCCCGAAAAATCCCAGTTGAAATATCTGGGTCCTTGCATAGGTTCAACAACTACCAAGAATTTGGTTGTGGACCACGTGATTAGTCCTTCGATTGCATTGGAATGCGGTAAACCCAACAAGTATATGGGACCGAAGATCACCCCTCAGTGGGAACCTTGGCAGAAATGCCTTTCCAATGTGGCCTTACCCGCCACCCCCTTCTCCGACAGTTTGTTGGAAAGGTGCGCACAGGACTACGTCGCGCCGCTCTGCGAGGTAGCGAAAGACCCATTCTGGTCATCAAGCACTCCCCTCTCTGAAAAAGAGAATATCAATGGTATCCCAGGAGTCAAATTTATTGATGCCATGAAGCTGAGTACTTCAGTTGGGTTTCCGCTCACCGGGAAGAAGAGCCAATTCATCGAGAATCTCGATGAAATCGGTGAACGTCGATTCACCGAAACCTTCCGGGAACACTTGGAAGCATGCGAAAAGGACCTTCGCGAAGGCGTCCGTCTAAACTTGCCCGCAAAGGCTTGTATCAAGATGGAAGTCCTAAGCAAGCCCAAAGCTCGCATCTTCTACAGTTGTCCCACCACTCTCGTGGCTCTCACGCGCAAGTACTTCTTGCCCGTCGCCCGACTCATGCAAATGCATCCGGCTCTCTCTGAATGTGCTGTAGGCTTAAACGCTCACAGCAAGGAATGGGAAGAACTTATGGTGCACGCATTAGCGAAGGGCATCGAGCGCATCTTGGCTGGAGACTACTCCAACTACGATCAGAAGCTGCCTCTGCAGCTTATCATCGCCGCCATGATGTGCATGATTGAGATTGCCAGCCACATGACTTACACCGCCGACGATCTCGCAGTAATGCGAGGTTTGGTGTCCGAGTTGGCCATGCCACTCGTAGCATTTAACGGCGATCTCGTAGAGTTCATGAGTGGTGGGTGGATTTCCGGCACCGCCATCACAGTCCATGTCAATGGCATTTGTGGTGCTCTCAACCAACGGTATGTGTTCTTTTCGACGTACCCGGAAGCTAAGTCTTTCCGGGACCACGTTGTTTTGCTCACATATGGGGATGACAACATTGGATCGGTAGATGCGGAACACACAAAGTTCAACATCAAAACCATGTCCACCGTCCTCGCCGAATACGGTCAGAAGTACACCATGCCTGACAAGGAAAGTGCCATCACCGAGTTCTTGCCACTCGAGGATGTAGAATTCCTTAAGCGGAAATCAGTTTTTATCCCTGAAATCAACGCGCAAGTTGGAGCATTAGTTGAAGATTCTATCTTCAAGTCTCTACACTGCCGCGTCAAGGACAAGAGCTCTCCGCTTGGCAACGATGAAGCAGCAGCAATCAACATTGATGGAGCTCTCCGTGAATTTTTCAATCACGGTAGAGACGTGTATGAAACACGTCGCTCTCAACTGAAGAATGTTGCCGAACATCACAAGATAGGCCACCTGTGTCCTCGCCTTGCACTAGATTTCGATGACCAAGTTTCGATTTGGTTTAGTAATTATGGTACAGAAGAGGAACGCCTCAACCACCGTGAGAGGGCCGAGAAGGCAAACAAAATCGGTGTCTCCGTTGTCGATCCGGAGCAAGTTATGGACTATCTTGCTGATTGCGACACGGAGGAGGACAGCTCTTAGGAGCATGCGTTATTTAGCGCTTAGTCCGAACCTAGTCCACACAAGCGCTCTCCTGAATAGTTCTTACGGAGAAGCTAATAAATGAACTGGTTCCCCAAGTAACAAAACAAACACTTGCACTTGCATGACATTAGGATGGATTTCCTGTTGTGCATTTCAACCACAATCTGGTACAGCCGAAGGGCATGTCAATTTGCTTAACAGCGAATATAGATCTCAGAATGTGCGATTCAAAGACAGAGTCAAACCGTACGAATATGCGGTAGAAACACATGTCGATGAAACACGCACGTCACAAGATTCTGACATGGCACCCCTTGGCGACTTTCTCATGCGACCTATTAAGATCGCTGAATATGAATGGTCAAACAGTACCACCCTGTCCGAGGGTTTTAATCCTTGGTCACTCTTTTTCACCAATGACCGAATCATCAATCGCATTGCCAATTTTCACTTACTCCGTTGCAAACTAAAGCTTCGGGTTTTGATCAACGGCAACGCTTTTCAGTATGGTCGTGCATTGATGTATTACAGACCACTAGCCAATTTTGATGAATTATCTACGGACTCTGCTCTCATCCGCCAGGATTTGATCCAGGGTTCGCAGTGTCCCCACATCTACCTTGATCCCAACACATCACAGGGTGGCTCGATGGAACTGCCTTTCTTTTGGCATGAAAACTATCTGAGCATCCCCGACGGTGATTACGTGGACATGGGTGTCATATATTTGCGCAGCTTAAACGCCTTAAAGCACGCAAATGACGCCTCTGACCGCGTCACCATCACTGTGATGGCGTGGGCAGAAGACGTTCAATTGAGCGTACTAACCTCCGTGAATCCTGTTGACATTACGCCTCAGTCCGGAGAAGTTGTTCAAGCGAACACCAAGGGTTGGATTTCTGGTCCAGCAACTATGGTTGCACAAATCGCAGGCGCTCTTAGGAGTATCCCTGCGATAGCACCATACGCTACCGCAACACAAATGGGTGCGAAAGCACTTGCCAAAATGGCCACGATCTTTGGGTATTGTAAACCAACCATAACCAAGGCCCCTGAACCATATAGGCCGACAACTACTTCTACGTTATCCGTGACTAATGTACCGGACAATTCGCAGAAGCTCACTGTCGATCATCAGCAAGAATTGACTATCGACCCCTCAATTTCAGGCATACATTCTTTAGACCCATTGAATGTTCTAGCCATCGCTCAGCGCGAGTCGTATCTTACGACTTTCGCGTGGGCTGTTGGCACATCTCCCGACTCAATGTTGTGGAACGCCAGACCGACTCCAACCTTTTGGGATGAGTCCGGTTCTGGTGCAGCCACACACTTAACGTCGGTGGCAGCTGTGTCACTACCATTCGAAAGATGGACAGGGTCATTACGGTTTCGTTTTCAAATCGTTTGTTCCAGCTTTCACCGTGGCAGACTTCGTATAGTCTGGGATCCGAATTACATCGTTGACCCCAGCTCGAACTTTAACGTCACAAACTCTACTATCGTTGATATTGCTGAAGAAAGAGATTTCACCATGGAAGTGTCCAATGGTCAAAAGCTCTCCCTCTTGGGAATGTTGAGACCAGGATCAAATCCTCGTTCTTCTCTATTCAGCACGGTTCCATATACTACCAAGATTTCAAGTAATGGAATTCCTAGCCACAATGGCGTGATAGGAGTATACGTTTTGAATGAACTCACAGTGCCTAACAGCATTGCAAACAACGACATCTCTATAAATGTTTTTGTTTCCGCAGGCGACGACTTTCAGTTGTTCGCCCCGGGAGATTATTTCCAACGTTTCACCTTCAAACCGCAATCTGGTGAGGTTGACCCGATAGAAGAAAACACCGAAGAACCATCGGCACCGATCCAAAATAATGTTGATCAAGTGCACATGGCTTCTTCCGAATCCGACAAGCTCACCCACGTGTTCATGGGAGAAGCAATTGCTTCCATGAGACCGTTGCTTAAACGATTCACCCTCCACAACTCCAAAGGCTTACTATCCGCCGGTGACACTGTCATCGGAGGATCAATGCCAGCTTTTCCGTATTTACGCGGAAACGTAGCTGGCGCTATAAACTTTAGCGCAACAGGTCCGTACAATTATTGTAACACGACCTTGGTGCAATGGGTTACTAGCGGTTTCGCCGGTTGGAGGGGTTCCATGAGATGGAAGGTCTTACCACGCGGTCAGATCGATACAAACCACCCACTTACTATGTATGTTGGTAGAGGTTTAACCGATTCTGATGCTCCAGAGTACACGTTTTTCTCTGAGACGCAAGACTCCTATCCAGGCCCGAACAGTGCAGCCAGTGCTTCCACTGTTTCGTGGCCTT